AGATATGATGTCTAATGAAATCAGAGAAAACGAAATTGATGAAAGATTAGATATTGAAAAAATGAAATTAGAAAATAATGAAGATCAAGCTGCAGAAAGAATTAGAATTGCAGATGAAAAATTAGATATTGCAAGGAAGAAGAAAAAATAATGAGAAGAAAAATTAGAAAATTTAGAGGTGGAGGAATGGATGCTTCTAAACCAGATTTTGGTGGAGGTGGTGGAAGTGGCAACGGCAGAAACCCTTCTAAACAATATGAAACTAAAACAACATTATCAAAACAAGCTAGAGAAAATTTAGGAAAGCAAACAAAAGGAGCTAGAGAATCAATAAGTCCTAGCACTAAAACTTCAAACAAAATTATTGCACTAGGTTTGGGATTAACTGTTCCTGGTGCGGGATACTTTTATAAAAAAGCAGTAGACTCAACAGCTATGGGCTTTGGTAAGGTGAAAAAAAATAATACAAAAAAAATGGGTGGAGGAGATGGTGGTAGTAAAGGCACTGGCCAAAATGTTATTTTACCTAAAAAAATAACTCCAGTCGAAGCAACAAAACCTATCGATACAAATTTAATAAAACCAAAAGATAATTTTTTTAACTTTGTGGCATACAAAGTTGGAGGTCTCTCAGGTGGAGTCAGTTATGGACCACCTCCAAAAAGAGGCCCTAATTCACAAGTGCCTCCAGTTAAAATGAAAAGAGGAGGACTTAAATAATGTGGTTATCAGCTATTAAACTTGCAGTATCAGCAGGATCAAAAATTTATGCTAACAAACAAAAAGCTAAAATGGCTATGTCAGATGCACAATTATTACATGCAGAAAGACAAGCACGAGGAGAAGAACAGTACCAAGGTAAACTGTTAGAAGCCCGACAATCAGACTGGAAGGACGAGGCAGTTTTGATAATTCTCTCAACGCCCGTCATGATTTTGGCCTGGGCGGTGGTATCAGATGATCCGACTGCAATGGACAAAGTAAAATTATTTTTCGAGATGTTCTCACAGCTCCCTTCATGGTTTACAAATTTATGGATTCTTGTTGTAGCCAGCATCTATGGCATTAAGGGTACACAAATCTTCAGAAATGGTGGAGGTAAAAAATAATGTGGAACTGGATAAAAAAATTATTTAAACCTTGGAATCTTATCAAACAAGAAGAAAAACCAGATTATTCAAAAATGACTAAGGGAGATTTGAAAAAATTATTAGCCCAAGGAAAAATAAAAGATATTTACAATCCCAATAAATAATATATAGATTCGTTATGGATCTCAAAATGGTTTTGATAAATGCATTGGAAGAAAGATATAATGCAAGAATATCTGAAGCAGATGCAACAATTAAAATATACTTGAGTAATTCAGTAGGAATTGGAGAACATCCTCAACATTTAGATGAAATAGATAAACAATTGGCAATCATTACAGATTCAGAAGAAAAGATACAAGCACTTCAAGCATTTAAAGTTTGATGTTAAGTTTTAAAACTTTTATCCCAGAAACAATAAACACTTTACATAAAATTAGTCCTACAGACTTTATTTGGTTTAATAAAGCTATTGAAGATTTTAAAAAAACAGAAGAAGGCACTCATGTTGTAAAATGTCCTGGTATTAACAATATACTACAAACTGGTTGGGTACAAAAAACTTATCAAGATTTAAAGATTATGACTAATGGTGATAAAATTTCTTTTAAATGTTTGATGAGTTATAACCAAAGTAAACATAAGTATGGAGATTTAATTGCAAACTATGTAGCAGACCACCCACAAGAAAAATTAGATAAATTTAAACCTTTTCCAGATAACACACTTAAAACTATAATTAAAATACAAAGTCCTTGGGTTGTTAATATTCCAAAAGGTTATAAACTTCTTACTATACCTGTATCATATAGCGATGAAAATTTATTTACTGCTGCAACTGGTTTTTTAAAAGGTAATGCACATCTAAATGTTCCAATATACTGGCATCGTTTAAATGGTACATATATTATCAAAAAAGGCACACCTATTTGTCAATATTTATTAATAAAAGATATTAATGTTGAAACTAAAATTACATCTGCTAATGATGATGACTATAAAATATTTAAAAATTTATGATTGAAGGCGATAGCAAAGAATATGAAATGATAAGAGAGGCTTGTAAGACATTACAAGGAGATGATTTTTTTACAGCTGAAATCGGTGTTAGACGAGGTCTAGGATCTAAATTAATTTTAGACGAATTACTTTTTAAAAAACACTGGCATATTGGAATTGATCCATACGGTAATTTAAATTATTCACATTATGATAATAAAGAACCTACCGTAGCAAACTATACAAATGATATGAAGCTACAGCTTCTAAAAGATTTAGATTATAAAAATTTTTCATTATTACAAATGGGAGATGATGAGTTTATGAAAAGATTTCATGATGGTGTTCCTATTTATAGAGAAAAAAAAGAAATTAGAAATAAATATGATTTAGTTCATTTTGATGGACCACATAAATCTGTAGATGTTGTTAAAGAATCTATTTTTTTTGGAGAAAGATCACATGCTGGTACTGTATTTATTTATGATGACTATTCTAAATTTGATATGGATGCAGTATTAAAAATAATAGTAAATGAGTATGGTTTTATGCTATTAAAACAAGGTAAAAGCAAAATATCACTTAAGAGAAATTAATGCTAGATCATTATACAGTAGAAGCTATTAGAAATTCTATTAACAAACAAATTACAAGTGTAAAAGAGCATATATGCTATGGGGTTGAAACGGAATCTCAACTGATGTATGCTAGAGGCAGACTCAGCGGATTAGAAACGCTGCTTCAGGATATTAAAAACCTGCATAAGGAGGATAACGATGGTACAATTGATAAAACCTAAGCTTACTGATTTTGGTAATGACCAAACTAAAGAAGCAGAAGTTAAATCACAAATTCCTACAGATTCCAAAGGCATCAAAGAATATCTTGAAATCATACCAACTCCAGTAGGATACCGTATGCTTGTTAGACCATGGTCTGGTAAAGCGAAGACAAAAGGCGGTGTTATATTAGCAGACGAAACCCAAGACAAAATTCAAATGACTACAGTCGTTGGACTAGTTGTCAAAATGGGTGATTGTTGTTACGCTGATAAAGAAAAATTTCCTAATGGTCCTTGGTGTAAAGAAGGTGAATTTGTCGTTTACGGTAGATACACTGGAAGTAGATTTCAAACTAAATACGGAGAACACCGTATACTCAATGATGACGAGATTATAGGAACTATAGGAAAGCCAGAAGATATTCTCCATTTATTTTAATAAAGGAGGATAAAAATGGCAGAAGCAAAAGACTATAGTGCGGAAGCTCTATTAGCCAAAGAAAAAGAAGTCGAACTTGATACAGATGATGTTAAAGAAGAAAACATTGAAGTAAAAGAAGAGACAAAAAAAGAAGAACCTAACTTAAATGTTGGAGAAGTTGATCTAGGTTATACAGATCATGAAAAACCTTCTGATGAAAAAAAAGATGAACCTAAAGTTGAAATAACTGATGAAGAAGTTGTTAAAGAAAAAAAGGTAGAATCTAAACCAGAAGAAGAAAAACCAAACTTGAGTGAATCAAGAAGAGATTATCAAAAAAGAATTGATAAACTTGTCTTCCAAAAAAAAGAAGCTGAAAGAAGAGAAAAAGCAGCTCTTGAATATGCTCAAGGAGTACAAAAGAAATTTGATACTAATCTTAAAAAGTTAAATTCTACTGACGAACAGTATTTAAAAGAATTAGATGCTAGGGTAGATGCTCAGAGAGAACAGGTCAAAGTAGCTTTACAACAAGCTATAGAAAAGCAAGACGCTTCTCAAATTATGGAAGCAAACGATAAATTAACTCAATTAGCTGTAGAAAAAGAAAAAGCTAGACTTGAGATAACTAATCGTGAAGAAAAAAAGAAAATAGAAGAAGAAAATAAACAACAAAAAAACGTACAAGCTGATACCTCAAACAGCGGAA